ATCCACATAACAATTTCTGCATAGATCACTATCTCAATGCAAAGACCGTATATAACCGCCATCATAGCCTTGCCCCAGGCCGGTTTCTTCCTGGTGCGTCTCAGTCCCAGCTCGCGCTCTCGGTCACGTACCTGCTGCCTCAGCTGCTGCTCCTCTGCTATCTGATCCAGCTCTTTCATGCGCTTCTCATATTTAATTTTGTTCATTGGTACCGCCTCACTTTCTGCTACCCATCAGCTCTGCGATTTTCGCATCTTCGTGCATTGGAATTACTTCCAGCGCCCTCATTTCAGGTTGTACAGTCGTGTGCATGTGCCCGTCGCCGTTGGCGTTCTCATACTCTTTAAACATGGACCAAAATGCGTCTGCCTCCATTTCGCTCCATGCCTGCATGGGGTTCTTGTCCGGGTTCGTAAAATACCGGTGCGATTGTAATAGTCTGTCACGGAGCTTGCTGCGTTCTCGACTGGTGTTCTCTTTTTCGATTTTGTCCAGCTTTTCCTGCTGCTTTTCCATGCCCTCTTTCAACTCTGCAATACTGGTATTAAATTGCTGCTGGATTTCAAGGCTTTGCTGGTGCCATGTTGGATACATGTTTACCTGATCCATTACTTTCTTAAACTGCTCATTTTTTTCCTTTTCATGGATCGCCTTATCAGAAAAATACTTTTCCACTTTCCGGTAACACAACCCCAGGAATACAAGCGCCGCAATTACGGTTATGGCCCAGCCTATGCTATAATCTCCTAGCAATTTGATTAAATAGTCCATTTTTTCGTATTCCTTTCTGCTCCATTTTCTGCAAAATAAAAGAACCGGCCAGGGCCAGCTCTGCGGTCAATTCTTTTCACGGGTTTCATTCTTCTATGCCTCTCTGCAGGTCTGCCGCCTGCTGCATCATTGCCAGTTCTTCCTCTTCGATCATACCGTGCTGCAATAACGTGGCCGCCAGGCGGTCAATAACATTCCTTTGCAGCTGTATAATTTCCGACTGGGTTTCCAGTACCTCAGCAATACACTGTTTCATAGTCAAGTGCTCCTGTTTCTCCTATTTCCATCACGTTTATGATCTGCTCCTCTCCATTATCATCCGCATGGGTCAATACAAATTCGTCCAGCAATTTCTCCTTAAATTTCTTACAATCCACATGGCTCAGCATGGCCAGGTAGCTCTGCATAGTTGCGTTTGCCTCCTTGAATGTGATCAGGTTGTCGTGGTAGTCCTGGCGCGTTTTCCGGAGAGTTCTCTTCATCCGGAGCGTTGTGCTTTTTCTTAGGATTACATGGTCATTGTAAATAACAAAACCAACAAACTCACAACCAACCCGCACCGGCCGGAGTGCTGTCTTGTTGTTGAAATTCAAGTGCAGCCGCTCCTCTAAAAACTGTGTCATTCTTCTGCCGTATTCTTTCAAACGTTCCTTGTCATTGTCCAGGATTATAATGTCATCCATGTACCGGATATACCGTTTTATTCCCAGTACCCTCTTGCAAAACTGATCAAGCGGATCCAGATACATATTACCCAGCATATGGGACAGGCCGCCGCCGATAGGTATTCCCAAATCATACAGCATTTGCTCCTCGGTAATTGTCAGCTGGTTTGCATCCAGCGGCATACCAAACGGAACCGCATCATTGTTTATGTAATACCCTAACAAGTCAACGGTTCGCGGATCATCTATCTTTTTCCTGCAAATATCCATAAGTATTTCATGGTCAATGCGGTAAAAGAATTTTGCAACATCAAACTTGTAATAATACCATTCAGTTCCGGACGTCCTGGTTTCTCGCATCCAGGTATAAAGCTGTTCCATGGCTGCCAGCTGCCCGCGCCCCTTTACGCACGCATAGGTATGTTCTATGAACGTCCGGCATATTTTAGGATTCAGCACGTCATATATTGCCCGCTGCACCACTTTGGACCAGTAGTCAATAAATATAACTTTCCGCACCTTTGGCACGTATACATAAAAGCTGTGATATTCGACTTTTGGTACCTTTCCAGCTCTCAACAGAGTGCTTATTTCTTCCAGGTTTCCCTCTCTATTGTCGTAAAATCTCAGCCTTTCCGTGTTCTCCCTTTTGCCCTTTGATACGTGGGTATCTGCGACCATTAGTGTGTGAAATGAGGTTATTTCATAATATACGTTTCTAATTGTCATATTTTTTTACAGTGGTGCAGGTTTCGCTGTATTCTACTTCCAGATGGGCCAGTGGCTCCGCTTTCGCAAAACATAACCCACGCACAAGGGACTCCCCTTGGTGCCATCACTGCTGTTTTCCTTTTTCGCTCATTGTAAAGCGCGGGGACGAGATCCTTTATCCCCCTGCACTGCCAGGGCGTCCGTGGGCGCTCCTGTATCTGGCGTATGGGGGTAGAGCGGAGCGCCAGCCGATGTTCACGTTCACGTTGCCGCGGTTCGTCCAGTTGCCGTTACTGTAACCGACACCCGCGTTCGTGCCGTTGCCATAGTTGCCACCGGAGTTGAACAAGCGCTATATCCCATTCCCTACGTTATTTATTTTTTAGTGCTCGCCATCCATCCGCCGAGCATCCTGCCTATCTCGTTTACCTGTTCGCTCCACTGCTTATATTTCTTGAAATCAATATATTTCAGCCGGTATGAAAGGCGAACGTATTTTCTCAGCTTGTCAATTTCCACGTCCAGCTCCTGCAAAGTAGTTTTCTTGTAATACTTTTTATTTGCTTCAATGGTTCTTTCCATTGCCTGGTCCATACATCGCTTTATGTCTGCCGCCAAAACAAATCTTTCATGCTTCGGGTACGCATTTAGTACCGGATAGGCGTATAACATCATATCTTCAATTTTTCCTAAAATCAGGAGGGGATCTCTGTCCCCATCCCGATTTTCAATCTGTACCTCTTCCATGTTCCTCCTGCATCTAGTTGGCCTTATCGGTCCGCTATCGCGTCCCTATCAGATTACAGGCCAACAGATTCCAGATCCACATAAGCGGAGCGCCAGCCGATGTGCACGCCCACGCTGCCGCGGTACGTCCAGTAGCCGTTACTGTACCCGACACCCGCGACCGTGCCGTAGCCATAGTCGCCACCGGAGCTGAACAAGCGCTCATCTGCCACGTTATTGAACCACAATCTGTCGTCGTCATAATCAGAGGCTTTTGCTCCGTCTACTGGCAGCAAACCGTATGCTCTCAGCACTGCCTTTGCAGCGTCGGAAATGTCTGCGGAACAAGTCAAAGCCCCCAGCGCGCAACTAAAGTTCTCAGAAGTCTTTGTAATAGTTTTGCACCACTGGGCGCCGCCGGTTCCTGTTGCATCAATCTTGATGCTGTTTGCGGTGGTTCCATTTCCGTCCGGTGTAATAAATGCGCCGGTGGTGGCGTCGATAGCTTTCCATGCGGTACTTGCTGCAGTCTGTGGGTTGTCGCTGTTGGCGCCGTTGTTGTTTTCAAGTGCCTGTAACTCTCCTTTTACGGTGCGGAGTGCTCCGGTCCACTCGGAAACATTTCCGTTCAGATCCCAAATTCCATCAAGCTGTTTATTATGGGACCAGGTCAGCGGGCCGGTACCTGTTAAAACATGGTAAATCTTTCCTGCATCTGTTCCGCTTCCGTATGTTGCCGGAATTGCCTGCTGCAGTGTCTCTCTGCTGTCCTTACCATAGTTATTGTTACCGTATGGCATAAAGCCGTTCTTTTTGCACCAGAGCATAATTGCGGCCCATTCAACTTTAGTCATCATGTGCCAGCCTTTTCCTTTGGATTCACAATATCCTCTGGCGGTGTCCCAGGTAATATTTACAGTTGGATCCTGTCCAGGCAGGGAGTACGCGCGGCCGTTGTTTACAATGTTCTGGTATTTACTGATCCAGATACCCGGTACCTCTTTGCCGTTTATAATAAAAGCTGGGTGCGTACTGTCTCCGGCTCCGTCGATCACGTCGCTCATTTTAAACTTAGGCACGTAAACCATAACGGACGGGATTCCCTTGTCGTCATAGATCAGCTTGTTGTTAGGTGCTACCATTTTCAGGGCAAATTCTGCTAAATCGTACTGCATACCTTATTCCTCCTCTTCATCATCAGCGGCAACCGGATTTTCCAGTCCCCACAATGTCACTGTAACCTGGCTCATGTCCAGCTTCTTTGCAACCGGAGCTTTTCCCTCGCCCTCCTGGTCACTCTCTTCCTGCTGCTCGTACTCTCTGGCCGGAATATCGACCTCAGCAACATAAAAAAGACCGTCGCCGGTCCCCATGGTCAAGTTTCCATCTGCATCCATGCAGATATCTTTATGCACTGGCCAGTCTTTCTGGTACTTGTCGCACTTAATGGCCAGCATATCGTCAAAATTCAGCTTGTAACCGCTTTCTGTAAATGGGATTTTTTCTCCCGCGTTTTTCTCAATAACCTTTACGCTCATGCGTACATACCTCCTCTAACTTTATATTTTACCTTTACGGTCTTGGCGCTTCCCTCAAATTTCAGCTTGAAGCCGTTCAGCTGCTTGTCATATACGATTACATCCCCGACCTGGCCGCCTGCTACTTCCACAACCTCAATATCAAGGTCATAGTTCATAGTTTTGCGGACAGTTTTCAAAGCAACCGTTGTGCCGCTGTTGTTAAAAGCAAAAAATACCTTGTTGCTGTTGGTCAGCGTAACCGTTCCGGTTTCAGACGTAAACTCTGCGTCATGCTCTCCCAGGCGGCGCTCAACTTCCTCCTGCTGGTGCATTTTTGCCTGCATGAAAATAGCCTCTGCCACATGGGCGTCATGGATTCCGTTTTCCATGTGGTTGAAATTGGTTGCACTCTGCGGGGTTCCCTCCTGCATCACGGTACCAGGGGACGGCTCATGTTCCACTGTGCCGTCAGCGTTCTGCGTCTCTTTGTACCGGTATGGGTACTGGACAACCTCGTCTTTCCATGGTGTCATACCATACATAGGTCTTTGCCTCCTCTCTTATACCTCTGTAATTTCAATAGTAAAGCGGTAAAACACACCCTCTTGCGTGCTCTTTCGGGTAATGTTCTCCGTTTTTGTCAGCCACAACTTGCCGCTGCGGTTGTACAGCTGCACCTCTGCGATTTTTACGGTGCCGCTCATGGTGGGATCTATTGTAAAATCAATAGCCACCTTGCCCGTGCTGTCCACGTAAATGTCTGTAATTTCCGCCCTGTAATAGCTGCTGTTAATCTTATACATGGCGTGGGAAACTGTCTTTTTTACATGGTCCTTAAAGCCGTTCATGGCGTCTGCTGTCAGCATGTGCTCCTCCTTTCTTAGAGCCGTGTAGCTCCGCAAATTTTATACACAATACCGGCGGATTCTCCGGTAATGCGAGCATTTACTCCTGGGGCGGTCATTTCTCCGATTGTGCTTACATCCGGATAGGTTCCTGCCCGTTTCTCTTCTCCTGGCGTCGGGTATGTGAACGCCTGGCCTGTTGCTTGTGGCGCAACGTCAACCTCTAAAGGCTGCAGTGCTCCTGGCCGGTTCACATCTGGCCGGGTTCCGGCTATAATATGCCGGAAAGAAAAATTCATACCCGCGGGCCGCACTTGCAGGCGAACAGGTGTTTCAAAAACAATCCTCACATGCTTCTGGGACTGCTTAACCTTGTAAATTTCTTCTGCAACAGCGGCCAGGTCAACGTTGCTGCTGCCTGGCCGGATAATAACTTCGTATGTGTGCGGTGCTACGTTTTCATAGATTTCAACCTCCCGCCCGGAAATTTCTGCAACCAGGGCTGCAATACGGTACGGATTCATAGGTCGTTTTGTGTTGCGTTTCTGCACAATCGGGCGCCGTCTTTCTTCTAGGCTCTTGCCCTCGTTTCCTGTGATTCCGTAACGTTCTTCCCACCAGGGGAGTGACCAGGTTGCTGTTTCCGGAAATGCCTGGTTTTTCATATCTTCCACTGTCTCGCGTGCAAGTTCCATGGATGCCGCCATGACCTGGAAAATCCATTTACCAACATAGGAGCGGTCATAGATCGGGCTTATCATACTCAGCATGTCTTTTGCTGTTTCCCGTGTAGGGAAGTTTTCCAGATCCATCACTCAGCCCCCTTTGCTTCAACATTTTCTGTATACGGATATTCGTCATTTTCAATGCGAATATTGTCCGTGCTGCCATTGACCAGCAGGTCTGTAAAGTCCTCGACGCCTGGCGTCCCGGTCAGCAGCGCGTGCACTTTTATGTACTTCACTGCTCCATCATCCGCCACGGTCTTGTAATAGCTTTCCAGTTGCTTTTTAAATCCGGATATAACGGTGCTCAGTTCAAAACCATCTGCTACCGTAACCGTAAAGGAATACGATATATTTACCAGGTCCGGCGCTGCTACCGTCAGGATTGTGTTTGGTGGCGCCAGTCGGTCTGCGGGGTTGTCCGGAGCCATAATATAATTGTAAACTGCATCCAGCAGGGTCTTGTTCGCACCCTCGCCGTTCTGGTCCAGGCATACAATTTTTACCGTTTCCGGCCCGTTCCATTCCGGGATAACAATCGCGTCCCCGATTCCGTCTACTGCCTTAGCCCACCGTTTATAATCGGCATTGTTGCCTATATAACTGGTTTCCTCCGAGGCGTCTGCTTCCAGGATTCTTTCTCTTAAATCGTCGTCACTTTCTTCCTCAGTTCCTCCGGTGGCTTTTTCTGTGTTTGTAACTGTCTGGATTCCCTCAACTGGTTCCGACATTAAAACAATAGCGCCGGCATTTACGTTTGACTGTTTTCCGTCAAGTAACGCACGCACCAGCACGGTACCTTTTCCCTCTTCGTTCAATATGCAGCTTTCAACTGCCGCAAATTCAATGGACGGCTGATCGTTCTTGGCTTCTGTCGCAAAAACAGTGCCGGCCGGTACTATGGTGCCCGGTTCGCCTGTCAGTGTCAGTTCCGCTTCTGCATAAGTGGACGCTTTTCTTTTTGTCTGTGATTCAGCTGCCAGGTAGTCCAAAAAGCTGCCGCTGCTCCACTGTGGGAACATTAGTTTTATTGCTTCCGGAATATAAAACTGCAATAGCTCTGCTGCGATCAGTGCTGTGGGCCTTGTAAAATCCCACGGGAAGCCGCCCTCAGTCTTGTCAATGTCATTCGGAAGCTCGTCCATCATTCTTGCGTGGATCGTGTCCGCGTCACAATCCTCCAAAAATTCAGGTACAATAAAATCACTTGCCAACTCTCTCACCTCCTTACAGCTGTATGCTCAGTGTTTCATCTTCCTCCCACGGGTACCCTTTTACTGTAAAACTGCAGTATGTTTCGTCTCCCTCATGGGTAAACTCAAAGTCTCGGACGTACTCGGTTGCTGGATGCACCAGCAGTGCCTCTGTGATCGTCCTTTCAATTTCACTTTCACGGGATTCCCTGTCCGGTATCTCGGCCAGTTCGTCAAACTCCGTGCCTATGTCGTCACTATATGCCAGGCAGCTCAGCCGCTCCGTGCTGGCAACTTTCAGGCACCACTGCATATATGCCTCCCTGCCTGCACTGGTGATCATCCTGCCTGCTCCATCCCGTAAAAAATCGCCCGTTTCAAAATCAAAATAAACGGACGGATAATATCTTTCATCATATTCCGGGTTGTCTGGTATCTCAGGCAAGTCAAACACCGGAAAAAGCTGATTTTCTGCCATATTTGCCTCCTAACTTACCACATCAATAACAACCGCCTCATTTTGCACCCAGGCAACCAGAACGCGGTCCCCTGGCTTGATCTGTGGTGGCTTGGCCGTATGCGTATGGCTTCCGTTGCCTCCCTCATG